TTACGGTACACTCCACAAAGACCGGGCGGTATCTCTCTTCGGACTGGCTGGACAGCGTAAAGATCACAATGTCCGGCATTGCATATTTGCAGGACAATTCCAAAATGAAACAGATGTACGGACTGGCAAAAGAAGTCAGAGACTGGATTCCAGGAATGTAAATTGAATCAGAACGAAAGCATCTCAAACGAGGTGCTTTTTTCATGCCTGAAAGGAGATAAATATGGAACAAAAAGCAAAAGAAATCCTGCTGGAAAAGCTGGAAGAAATGGCAGAAGTCACGCCTGATACATATGGTGACTTGCAGGGTTATGCGGTGTTGTGCAGCGCGATGGCGGATGTATATAACGCTATTGCACAGAATCCGTAATGCTGCCCCGGCCACGGGCATAAACTGGCGGAGGGATGGAAGATAGAAACAGGAAAGCCGGTGGGTAGGCGTTTCTATATCGAAAAATGGCAGTGTCAGAAATGACGCTGCTTTTTTATACCCATTTTCAGAAAGGAGTGGCTTGAAATATGCAGCTGCTGTTTTTTCACGGCACATTCTGCCCGCCCTGTGTATCCACGCAGAAAGCGGCAGAGCAGTATGCCGCAGAGGTTGGCGTGCCGCTGTATACGTTCCGCTGTGACGATGTGTACGGCGGAAACGATATGGCACGGCAGAATCACGTGCGGCACATCCCCTGTCTGATCCTCAAAGACGACAAGGGAAACGAGCTGGCACGCACCGAATGTGCGCACACGCCGGAAACGCTGCATCAGTCGTTTGACGCAGCACTGAAAGGAGGTGAAACCGAGTGAATGAGGGAAATACAGATATCGAAACTGGAAAGCCCGGCACAGACCCGGCAGGAACAGCCGAAACCGGAACGGACTCCGGCAAAGAGACCCCGAAAGCCGGCGCACAAGCCCCGGCAGCAATGACGCCGGAGACCGTGACCGCACTGGTGCAGAAGATGCTCCAGGATTTCACGGCAAAACAGCAGGCGCAGCAGTCTGAGGCGGAAAAGCTTGCCGGCATGAACGGCACACAGCGCCTGGAATACGAGCGGGACAGCTATAAGGATCAGCTGGCACAGCTGCAAAAGCAAATGAACCTGGCGCAGATGCAGGACACCGCACGGGGAATGCTGGCGGAAAAGAACATCCACGCCGCAGACGGACTGCTGGCAGCCATTGTGACAGAGGATGCAGAGACCACGAAAAAGAACGTGGAACAGTTTGCGCAGCTGTTCTCTGATGCTGTAGAGGCTGCCGTAAAGGAACGGCTGCGCTCCAGTACACCCAAGGCCGGGACACCGGCAGGCAAAATGACCAAGGAACAGATCTTTGCGATCGCAGACGCAGACGAGCGCATTGAGGCGATCCGCAGCAACATGGATCTGTTCCAGTAACGAAAGGAGTACAACATGGCAGTACAGGAAAACACCAATATTACCACCGATTTTGCGAAAGCGCAGTCCATTGACTTCGTGAACCGCTTTACCGGCGGCATCAAAAAACTGCAGGAGATGCTGGGCATCACCAGACGGCAGGCGCTCTCGGAGGGTTCCACCATCAAGACGTATAAGCGTGCGGTCACTCTGGCAGACGGCAGTGTGGCAGAGGGCGAGCTGATCCCGCTGTCCAAGGTGGAAAAGACCCCGGACAAGACCTATGAGCTTGCTTACAAGAAGTACCGCAAGGCAGTGACCATGGAGGCGATCCAGCGCAGCGGTTTCGACCAGGCAGTGCAGGAGGCAGACAGCGCCCTGCTGCGGAAGATCCAGAGCAACATCCGCAGCGAGTTTGCGGCCTTTCTGGCAAGCGGCACGGGTACAGCAACCGGAAAGACCATGCAGGCAGTTGTGGCGGACGCATGGGGTCAGCTGCAGGTGCTGTTCGAGGACGACGGCGCAGGCTCTGTCATCATCCTGGCGAACCCGATGGATGTTTCTGCATATCTGGGCGGCTCTGACATCACCACCCAGAACGCATTCGGCATGACCTATTTCAAGGCGTTTCTGGATGTGTCTATGATGACAAACGCCAGCGTCCCCAAGGGCAAGATCTATGCCACCGTTGCGGACAACATCAATCTGGCGTACCCGAAGATCTCCGGCGGCGAGATCAGCAAGGCGTTCAGCTTTACCACAGACGAGACCGGTCTGGTAGGCATCACCCATTCGCCGGACTACAGCCGTGACAACTACGAGACACACATCGTGACAGCGCCCACACTGTTTGCAGAGCGCCTGGACGGTGTTGTGATCGGCACCATCGCTACGGACTGATGGCGCTGTTGGAACGGGTACAGGTGCGGCTGGACGGCGAGCCTGGGGCAGATCAGGAGCAGCGGCTCCGGGAACTGTGTGACCTGGCTGGTGTCCGCATCTGTCTGCGCATCCGGGAGCCGACACTCCCGGAACTGCTGGAGCCAATCGCCGCAGATGTTGTGGTGAAACTTTGGCGGCGTTGGAACTATGAAGGCATCTCCTCAGAGAACGGCGGCACGCTTTCCACCAGCTTTGTGGAAGATGTGTTGGCGGAATACGATGACGAGTTCGCTGCATATGTGGAACAGCAGGCGGCGCAGAACGGCAGGCGAAAAATCCATTTCTATTGATTCGGAGGTGATCGGATGCGGTATATTTCCATTGCGTTTCTGACGCAGAAACAGACCGGCACAGATGTGCTGGGGAATCCGGTCATGGAGACGGAGACCGGGGCGAAGTGGTATCGTGGGCGCTTTACGGAATGGTCAGCAGAAGAGACCGCACTGGAAGGGCGTGATCTGACAAAGGCAGCACGCAGGCTGCTGACAGATGCACCGCTTTCCGTGTGCAGAACCGCAGACGGCGTCCAGACAGACGGCGGCGAGAACTACCGCATTCTCTCTGTGAAAGAGCTGGAACGCTGGCGTCTGCTGTATGTGGAAAGGTGGCGAATGTGAAATGACTGGATTTCAGGTGCTGTGGGACGGCGTACAGCCGCTTCTGGACAAGCTGGAAGAAAAGTCCCAGGCGGATTTCCTGGGCTGCTGCAAGCGTGCCACGCTGCTCCTGCGGAATAATGCACGGAAGAAAACGCCGGTCGCAGAGAGCGCCGTGTACAAGAACCAGAAAGGCGAAGTGATCGGGCAGCACAAAGGCGGCGGTCTGCGGCGGTCGCTGCGGGTGTCGATGCCCTCCGTGTCTTCGCCCGGTGAGGTGGGATACACCATCCACTATGCGCCGCACGTGGAGTATGGACACCGGCAGAAGATCGGGCGGTATGTGCCGCAGATCGGCAAGCGGCTGAAAGCCGGCTTTGTGCCTGGACAATATTTTCTGAAAGATGCGGTGGAGGAGACAAGGCCTGTCTTTCAGCGTGACATAAAGGAGACACTGAAAAAATGATGTACCGAAAACTGGGATTTGCGGAGCTTGCCGCAGGGGTCCTGGATGCGCTGCGGCAGAATACCGGCTATGACGTGTACGACGCCGTGCCGGAGGATGCCGAAAGCCCGTTTCTGTTCGTGGAAGTGGTAGGCAAGCGGGACAGCTCCAGCAAGACCACGTGGAAAGAGACCTTCGTGGTCAACATCCACTGCATTGCGAAACCGTGGCCGGCAAGAACAGAAGTGTATGAGATGATCCAGCACACGGAAGAGGCGATGACTGCGCCGCTGGTGCTGCCGGCTGGTGTGGAATGCCTGCTCCAGACGGAGACCGGCGTACAGTCGATGCAGCTGGACGAGACCGGCGAGTGGCACGCTGTGCTGGGCTATGAGATCATGACAAGCTATGGATTAAAATGCAAGTAGGAGGAATGCAAAATGGCTGAAAACTTTGACAACAACGTATACTGTGAATTTCCGGAGGCGGTGGCGAAAGCCGGCAAGGATATCCTGCTGTGCCTGTTCACCTCGGACGGCGCTAAGCTGCTGGCGATCGCCGGACAGCAGAGTCTGACCATCAACCGGAGTGCCGACACCGTGGAGACCACATCCAAGGACACCAAAGGCGGCTGGAAGTCGCAGATGGCAGGCATGAAGGAGTGGTCGATCGACTCTGACGGTGCTTATGTCATGGGTGCGGAGTCCCACAAGGAACTGCAGAAGTATTTCGAAAGCGGCGATCTGATGTGCATCAAGATCGTGGACATCAAGGAGAGCAAGCCGCTGTTCGGCGGCCTGGCGGTGCTGACGGAATACACCCTGGAAGCACCGTATGACGATGCCATGACCTATTCGTGCAGCATCGCCGGAAACGGCGCACTGGTAGATCTGACATCGCTGTCAGAAGAGGACAAGAAGAAAGTCACCGCAATGCCGGCGTAACAGGAGGGATAAATCATGGCAGAAAAACAGAAAACCTATGAGCTGGACGGGACCGTGTATCATCTGCACTATACCATCGGGCGGCTGGAACAGATCGAGCAGGCGACCGGAAGCAGCGTAGTGTCTGCGGTATACGGCGCAGTGCGGCAGCAGATGATGCCGCTGTCTCTGCTGCTGATGCTGTTTGCCTACGGCATGATGAGCGAGGACGGCGTGTATGCGCCGCTGAAAAAAGCGGCTGCCTATGCACAGGAGCGCCTGGGCAGTGACGGCTATTCTGAGATGTTCCTGTGTGTCGTGGAGCAGCTCCAGGAGGACTGCGGTTTTTTATTCCAGTAAGGCTCGTCCAGCTGGAATACCTGGGCGGTACGCCGCAGCAAGCAAAGAACAAGCAGGAAGAACAGGAAAACGTGCGCTATCGCAGCGCACAGGAATTTGCTTTTTTCGCCGCAAACTTCGGGTATTCCAAGTCGGAATATCTGGAGCTGACACCGGCGGAAAAGCAGTTTCTGATGAAGGCATACGAAGAAAAGACTGTGGCGGACTCCACGCTGCTGGCGGCGGCAGTCGCAAACGCAGTGGGGAATGTGCTGCGAAAAAAAGGCAAGCGTCCGAAAAAGCTGTGGCGCAGATGTCCCAGAGCCGGAGACGAAAAGGAACGGGAACATGCCGTGGCGGCGGTCAGAAAGATGGAACAGACAGGGGACAGGCGCTGGGTAGACCTGGTGTACCAGGCAAACGGCATCCGGCGCAGAAAAGGCGGTGAAAAACAGTGAACGAACCGGAATTCTATGCGGTGAAACGCTCCGGCGTGCTGATCGACGACAACGGCATCCTGCTGAAACAGGCAGACGGCGGCGTAAAGCGCTATTACGGCGTGTCCTACGAGATGCTGCAGAATGCGATCGCACAGGGATACGCTGCAGAAACGGCAAAGCTTTCCTGTGTGCATACCTGGGAGGACTACGGGCTGTTTCTCACAGACGTTGCCATCACTGCGCCGGAGGTGGAGCAGAACGTCGCCACTGTTCCCGGCAGGCACGGTGTGCTGGACTACTCCGAGGCGCTGAGCGGCGCTCCGGTCTATCACAATCGCACCGTTACGCTGACGCTCTGCAAGTTCTGCCGCATGGAACAGTGGCACACGGAATATCATGCGCTGCTTTCCAAGCTCCACGGGAAGAAAATGAAGTGGATTCTGGACACGGATCCGGGGTACTATTTCACAGGGCGGTGCAGCGTTTCCTCTGTGCGTGAGGACGGCGCACACAGCACATTTACGCTGGCGATGGACGCAGAGCCGTTTCAGTACGGCATCACGTCCACCGACACCGACTGGCTGTGGGACCCGTTCTGTTTTGAGGACGGCGTGATTCGCAGCTATAAGAGCATCACCGTGAACACGGACAAGACTACCGTGCAGCTGGTGGGATGCGACAATGTGACCCTGTCACCTACGCTGCGTGCAACGACAAAGGTCGCCGGGACGCTGTCGGCATCCATAGACGGGAAGGTCTATTCTTTTTCGCTGCACCAGGGAGAAAACACGATCACAGATGCGTTTCCGCTGAAAGGCGGCGTACATGAACTGACGCTGCAGTGTGCAGACGCCAATGTCGTGACGGTCAGCATCCTGTTCCAGGAGGCGAAACTGTAATGGCAGACAACTACACCGTGTATCTCTATCCGTACACGCTGACGGCAAGCAGCCATTCTGACCTGTATACCGGCGACGTATTCCCTCATGCGGTACTGCATGACCCGTCGATTCCGGGGCGGTTTCTGATGCAGCTGCCGCTGGAAATGGCAGAAAGCAAGTCCGGCAGCTTTTCGTTCACCATTACGCCGGACAATCCGCTGTACAGCGATGTGCGGCAGAATATGGACTGGGAGGTGGTGATCTTCCGGGGCAGCCGCTTTGTGTGGGCTGGCTATCCGGTACAGCGTGAAACAGATCTGTACCGCTGGACAACGTACACCTGTGAGGGTGTTCTGGGGTATCTGAATCAGGTATACCTGCCGTCGTTCCTGTACACAAACGTGAAACCAAGCGTGCTGATCGACGACGTGGTGTTCCGGAAGTACAACACGGAAGTGAGTACCACCGGCACTGCGGAGACGACGGCAACCGCCGCACAGCGCAGCAAACACCGGATGTTTGCACGAGGCAGCATTGACGGATTTGACAAATCAAACAGCAGGATCGTACGCTATACGGAAAAGACGCTGTCAGCCATGGAGATTCTACAGACCCGTCTGGTAAGCTATTTCGGCGGGAACCTCTATGTGGATATGGTATCAGATCCGGAAAAGTCGGGGGTATTGTGGGAACTGCACTACAAACCGTCCGACCCGGAAAACACAAACCCGTACCTGGTCGCCGTGGGAAAGAACATCACGGAGATCTCCTACAATTACGATACCACCAGCTTTTACACGGCGCTTGTGCCGGCAACGTCAGACGGCAGCGTCCTTGTGACAGCGTCCAACGAGGAGCAGTCACTGAAAGACGGAGACGGGAACATCACAGCACTGCGGCGGAAAAACAGCGTGATCTTCCGGAATGTGGCGCTTGTGAAAGCCTACGGGCTGAACGTAGGACTATATGACAAGCTGGAAAATGAATATGTGGATTCTGCGGAGGTGGTCGGAAATACACTAATCGCTGCAAAAGACCTGCAGCCGCCGAAGGTCACCTTTGAGGGAAGTGCCAAGGACACCACGGCGCTGACCGGTGACGCACCGCTGCAGATCGCACAGTATGTGCCGTTCCAGGACAGCACCAGGATGCTTTCCTGCCAGATGCGCATTACCAAGCTGACGCTGCAGCTGGACGATCTGACGCAGAACACGCTGGAGCTGAGCGGCTATGTGGATGCAAATAATCCGTGGCGGTTCTAAAGAAAGGAGGATACAGGCATGGCAGATTATACGCTTTCGGCGACCATCACCGGGGATGCGTCAAAGTTCCAGAAAGCGATGCAGCAGGCGGAAACGTCTATGCAGAAACTGAGTCAGAAACTGAGCGGATTCGGTTCGGGGCTGGAATCGCTGGGCGGCAAACTGTCGGCAGCAGGTGGAAAGCTGACGGCGCTGGAAACCGCAGTAGGCGGTGCGGCAGCGGCTCTGGGAACACAGGCGGTGAAAGCCGGCGCATCCTTTGAGGCGGAGATGTCCAAGGTCTCTGCCATCTCCGGTGCGACCGGAGACAATTTCAAGCAGCTGAAAGAAAAGGCCATGGAAATGGGCAAAAAGACCAAGTTCTCCGCCACAGAATCCGCCGAGGCGTTCGAGTACATGGCAATGGCAGGCTGGAAAACAGAAGAGATGCTGGGCGGCATCGAGGGTATCATGAATCTGGCGGCAGCGTCCGGGGAAGATCTGGCGACGACTTCGGACATTGTCACAGATGCGCTGACCGCTTTCGGCTTGTCTGCGTCGGACTCCGCAGAATTTGCGGACGTGCTGGCTGCGGCGTCGGCAAACGCCAATACCAACGTATCCATGATGGGCGACACGTTCAAGTACGTTGCACCGGTCGCCGGAGCGCTGGGGTATTCCGTGCAGGATACGGCGATCGCCATCGGGCTTATGGCAAACAGCGGTATCAAGGCAAGCCAGGCAGGTACGGCGCTGCGGTCGATCCTGTCCCGTATGGCAAAGCCGACCGACCAGGTACAGGAGGCAATGGACACGCTGGGGGTCTCTCTGACGGATTCCAACGGCAATATGAAGTCGATGCGCCAGGTCATGGGAGAACTGCGAAACGGTTTTGCCGGTCTGACCAAGGACCAGCAGGCGGCATATGCGGCAACCATCGGCGGACAGGAGGCGATGAGCGGACTGCTTGCCATCGTCAACACCTCAGAAGAGGACTTCAACAAACTGGCGGCGTCCATCGACAACAGCAGCGGCACGTGCCAGGATATGGCGGACACCATGCAAAAGAACCTGTCCGGACAATTCACTATCTTGAAAAGCCAGATTGAGGGCATCAATATTGATATTTTTGAGAAGATGGAGCCTGCTCTGCTGCAAGTTGTCCAGGCGGTAAATGGTATGATTTCCGCATTTAGCGCTGCCAAGGATGCCGGCGGAGTCGGAAAAGGCATAGAAGCCGCAATCAAGGCACTGGACGGCATGGCGAGTGCCGGGGCAATTTCTGGTGTGTTCTCTACTGTTGCAGACAAATTACAGCTGGTTTACGACAAGTTGAAAGCGCTGAAAGAATCCGGCGTGCCGCTGGAGAAGATCGCCGTTGCCGCTGCTGCGCTGGGCCCTGCAATGCTGATCGCCGGAAAGGCGGCATCCGTCCTGGGCGGCGGTTTCCAGAGCATTTCCGGCATCCTCGGGGCGTTCTCCGGCGTGATCGGCGGCGCAAAGAGTGAGATATCCGGACTTTCCGGATGGTTCTCATCTTTTTCCGGCAAGCTGAAAACGGCGAAAGGATCTCTTGCAGCTGCCGGCGGTGCGTTCGGTTCGTTGTTTGGGAAAATGAAGTCGTTAAGCGGCGGTGTCACGGGAAAACTCGGGGACGGATTTTCCACCATTGCAGCAAAAGTGCCGAAGATCACCGTTCCCCTAACCGTGTTAAAGACAAAGCTGGGAGAGATATCCGGCGGCATTGGTGCAAAGGTTTCCGGCGTATTCGGAAAGATGGGAAGTGCCTTCGGTGCCGTCGGTGACAAGCTGTCGCCGCTGGTCGGAAAGTTCAAGGACTTTGCCGGAAAGATCGGCAGTGCGCTGTCCAGCGTGATGCAGGTCGCCGGGAGTTTCGGCGGAAAGTTTACGTCTATCCTCATGAAAGCCTTTGGGTTCGGTGCGATCGGCGGCGTGATCCTGGTGGGACTGGGACTGATCCAGAAGAACTTCGGGGATAAGATCGGCGAAATCCTCGCCATGGTGCAGGAAAAAGCGCCGCAGATCATCACGGACTTCTGCGCTGGCATCACAGAAAAGATTCCGGAGCTGATCGCACAAGGTGGTACGCTGGTGGCGAATCTGCTGGAAACGCTGACAGCGCTTGCACCGTCCATTATCAGCGGCGGTGCGGACATTGTGATTGCGCTGGTCAACGGATTTGCCACACAGCTGCCAACACTGCTGGAACGTGCCGGAGAGCTGATCATCACCATTGTGCAGGGGTTGACAGAAAAACTGCCGGATATCCTGGCAGCAGGCATGAACGTGATTTCCAGCCTGGTAGACGGAATCTCCAGTTTTCTGCCGGAACTCATCCCGGCGGCAGTGGACATGATCCTGGAGCTGGCAATGGGGCTGGTGGATAACTTGCCGCAGCTCATCGACAGCGGCATCCAGCTGCTGGAATCGGTGGTACAGGGCATTGTGGATGCGCTGCCGAAGATCGCAGAGAAAGCCCCGGAGATCATCATGAAACTGGCGGATACCCTGATTGAAAAAGGTCCGCAGCTGATAATTACCGCCGGAAAGCTGATCGTGCAGCTGGCGAACGGACTCATCAAGGCAATACCCACCATTGTGGCAAAAGTACCGGAGATCGTCAAACACATCAAGGACAAGTTTCTGGAAACAGACTGGGCGGCGCTGGGCAAACAGATGATGGAACTGCTGGTGGACGGACTGAAAGCGGTTGCAAATCTGGCAATCGGCGGCATCAACCTGCTGATCGACGGAGTAAACTACATCCCGGGTTTTGACATTCCGCATATTCCCTATCTGGCGCACGGCACAGAGAACTGGCAGGGTGGATTTGCTAGGATGAACGAAGGCGGCAGAGGGGAACTGGTGCGCCTGCCCAGCGGCGCACAGGTGATACCGCATGACATCAGCAAGCAGTACGCCAAAGAGGCAGCCAGAATGAACAGCGCCGGCGGTGCGGTCACCATCGACTATGACGCAATGGGCGCAGCCGTCGCAAGGGCAATGGCAGACGTAGATATGCACACCACATTCCAGCTGGACGGAAAGACCGTCGCAGACGTTACCACGCCGTATATCGACCGCAATCTGGGCAGACGGGCGCAAATTGCAAACCGCTACGGCAGATAAGGAGACAGACATGGCAGATATCATGGATACAGAACAGGGGACAATTGCCGGAGACGTGGCGCAGATACGCAGTGCCATCTACGGCAGAGAGGTACGGGCATCTATTGCAGAGGCGATAGAACTGCTGGACAGCAGCAGCCAGGATGCGGCGCAGAAAGCGGACACGGCACAGACCAGCACTGTGGAAAACGCAGATGCCATTGCGGCAATCCAGGAAAAGATGGGACGCATCACGCCGGGATTTACGTCCCGGTTTGAACCCGGTTCCACGGGCATCAATTATCCGGTATACCGCTGGATGAACGGGGAAACGTCCTACGACAAAGTGACGGCAGACCCGGCACTGAAAGGAACGGAGATACAGATCGGAGATGCGGTCTATACGTATACGGCGGACGAGCTGCAGCCGGGCAGGCTGGACTTCAAGGAATACGTCAGCGGCTGTGAGGTCGGCGCAGTGAACAAGTACGGGCATAACAAGCCGTGCGGCTATTCCGTTGCCAAGAAAGGCGATGCGATCGTCCGGCTGGTGCTGTTCGATGAAGACGAAAACGCCATTTCCGAGGATGCAGACGGCGACATAGAGCAGTGCGCCATCCTGTACAGCAAGAGTTACGGCGTGAAAGGATTCCGCACAGATGCAGACACCAAGCTGTATCTGGCAGACCTGCTCAGCCGTATCGAGACGCTGGAGCAGAAGGTGCAGCAGCTGGAAAGCAAGTAAGGAGTGAGAAGAAATGCAGGATGTTTCCGGAATGTTCCACAAGCGTGAGATCGGTGTCAGAAACGATACCTATACCCGTGCAGAAATCGACGCAAAGGACGGTGCGATCCAGGCGGCAGCAGATAAAGCACAGCAAACCGCCGACAGTGCAACAGAGAAAAACCGCACGCAGGATACGCAGATCGCAGCTCTGCAAAAAACCTCACATACACACAGCAACAAGGATGTGCTGGACAAGGCGGAACAGCCGTACACCACGGCGGAACGGGATAAGCTGGCTGGGCTGGAGAATTATACACATCCAACGCACACAGCGTATAGCAGAGGATTGTATAATATCACAGTGGACAGTGAGGGGCATATCATCAGTGCAACAGCCATAACAAAAGGTGATATTACAAGCTTGGGCATCCCTGGTGCAAATACAACGTATACATTTCACAGAGATGAGTCACTTAACTGGGCAGAAAGTCAATGCAACAAACTGCAAATAACAAAACATGAA